GCTGGCATTTTAACAGAGAACGTCATGTAACATTTAACAAAGATTCTGTTACAAATAAAATAGCTATATCAGATGACATAGTTAAGATAGATTTACCAGATAACTGGAGCAGAAGACATTATAACTTTGTCAGACGTGGCGGATTTTTATATGATAAGATCGAACATACTGATGTCTTTACTGACATGGCTGACTCTATCGAGTTAGACGTGATTAGATTATATAACTATGAAGATCTACCTCCTGTATTTAAAAGATACATAACTTACAGAGCCTCACGTATGGCAGCTACACAGCTTGTTGCTAACCCACAACTTGTACAACTACTAGGCTCACAGGAAGCTTTATCACGTGCTGCTCTTATGGAGTACGAGTGTAACCAAGGCAATCATAGTATGTTTGGATTTGAAGATGATACAGCATATAACACATATCAACCATGGAGAAACCTTAGAAGATAATGGCAGGCATTACACAAACTATCCCTAGCTTTAATCAGGGGATTTCAGAACAACCAGATCACTTAAAATTCCAAGGGCAAGTTAGAGATATTGTTAATGCGATTCCTGATGTCACACTTGGACTCTACAAAAGACCGGGCAGTAAACGTATAGGAACTGCTCCCTTATCTAATGTACAAAGCGGAGGGTCTTGGTTTCATTACTTTCGTGATGAGACAGAAGGATCTTATGTAGGTCAAGTTGCAGCCGACGGTCAAGTCAGGGTCTGGCGATGTAGTGATGGTCAGTTAATGACTACTGCATACGGTACTGGAGGACAGACTGCAATACAAAATTATTTAGCAACAAGTGATCCAGAAAATTTACAGTTCCTTACTATTAACGACACTACCTTTGTTAGTAGTCGTGACAGCTCTAATTCTAATACGCTGGTAGGTACAACAGGAACTACAGATGATAGACCAGAAGCTCACTGTGCTATGGTCGAACTACTACGAACAGAAAATGGACGTCAATACGGTATTAATATATACGATAGCTCTGCTTCTTCTAGCCTCACTACTGTAAAACGAGCTACTAAAGTTAAGATTACAGGTAATAACTACGATGAAGGAGACGGATCAGGTCACTGCCCCGGCATAGGTACAGAAGTATACGCTGTTACAGCTGCTGGAAGTTATGGCGCTACAAGTAATGTAGTACATGTAAAGAATAGTAGTGGTACAACCCTGACATCAGGTAGAGATAACTTAACATTTCGTATTACAGCGTTAGGTCAGCAAGGTGTTAGCCCTAATTATAGTGCTAGTTCTAACGGACCGGGTGGACAAAACTACAGGTGTAGTTATAATATAGAAGTTGTATTATTACATGGTGGAGAAGGTTGGGAAGTTGGCGATGTTGTACGTGTCGAACCAGAGCATGCAGCTACAGCTACTAGCTCTGACGGACAGGCATATATTGAAGTTACTGTTACAGAGATTGAAACTACAACTGTTAAAGCAACATTATCTAGTGCAGGCGATGGTCTCATACGTCCAGCTCCTACACCATTTGATGCTGATACAGCCGTTACAGCTGATACTATATTAGCTGGTATAACAGCACAGTTACCAGCTGGTATCAGTGCTAAGGTTATAGGACCGGGTATATATCTATCTAGTGCTAACCCGTTTAACGTTGAAATAGCTGAAGAAGATCTTATGAGAGTCTTCCAAAAGACTATTAACGAAGTAACTTTGCTACCTAATATGTGTAGACATGGTTATATAGTACAAGTTAAGAACGCTAGAATGTCTGAGGAAGATGATTACTACCTAAGATTTGACGGCGAAAACCAGCTTGATGGAGCAGGGTCTTGGACAGAATGTGCAAAACCGCTTATAGCTAAAACTTTAACAAACATGCCGTTAGTTATACAACGGACAGCTACAACTACATTTACTGTAAGACAGTTTACGTATCAGGATAGACGAGTTGGTGATGATAATACTAACCCATTACCTACATTTGTCGGTAAACGTATTAATAAAGTATTGTTTTTCCGTAACAGATTAGCATTATTAGCAGGCGAAAACGTCATATTATCTAGACCGGGTACGTTAGGTACACCTGATTTCTTTATAGAATCAGCTCTCACTGTGTCCGCTAGTGACCCTATTGACATATCTGCTGCCTCTATGTTTCCATCTGATATATTTGATGGTATAGAAATCAATGCTGGACTGTTAGTATTCAGTACAAACCAACAGTTTTTACTATCTACAGACGATACTGTACTAAATCCGGACACAGCAAAGCTACGTAGTGTATCTACATTTAACTATAATAAAGATATACCTCCTATATCACTAGGTACTACCATATCTTACCTTGATAATTCTGGTAAATTTAGTCGATTGAATGAAATGGCTAACACATCTAGAGAAGGAGAGCCTGATGTTGTAGAAATTAGTAAGCTAGTACCTACATTACTACCAAAAGATTTAGATTTATTTACTAATTCACGAGAAAACTCTATTATATTGATAGGTAAAACTAACTCTGATACAGTATTTGGGTATAAGTATCTCGCTATAGGTGATAAAAGACAGCAACAAGCATGGTTTAAATGGAAACTAAACAATCCATTACTGTATCATTTTATTATAAATGATGAATATTTCTTTGTAGATACAGACAACTTTTTACAAAGTATAAAACTTGTACAATCAGACGATGATCCTATTATTACCAGATCAGAGGATCTAAGTTTTCAAATACACTTAGATAATCATACTACAGTTAGTGGTGGTAGTTACAATTCCTCTACAAATTTAACTACATTTAGTAATGTTAGTTGGCTTTCTAATGTTACCACACCTAATTATCAGCTTGTAATTATTGATGAAGGTGGTACACCAGCTCCTACTGATGGACAAGGCAGATATGCTGAGTGTACAATATCTGGTACAAGCTTTACTGTACCGGGAGATTGGCAAGGAATAACAGTTACAGTAGGTTATTTATACGAGTATCTAGTAGAATTTCCTAGAATCTATCCAAAGAAACAGGTAGGAGAACAATCTCGTGCTGATGTAAATTCATCTCTTATTGTACATAGAATCAAATTACATTTTGGTAAAATAGGTATGTACGAAACAACACTAACACGTATAGGAAAAGACGATTACTCTGAAGTACATGAATCAACAGCTATGGATTCATATGTCGCATCAAGAGTACCTTACTTAGAAGAAGATATTAAAACTATACCTGTTTACGAAAAAAATCACAACGTAGAAATTAAACTTAAATCTAGTCACCCTGCTCCAGCTACCCTAAGAGCAATGGCATGGGAGGGAGACTACTCACCATTATTTTACAAACGTGCCTAATTACATACACCCAATTACAACGGAAGCTGCTATAGAGGTAGCTTCCAACTTACGTTCAGATGACCTCAGAGAGGTGGTACAAGGTCATGGGCTAGATCCTATGATCTTTCTACCTTTGGTGGGTCAGGAAGGCTCTGCTGTGTATTTCACAGTACCAGACGGCAAGACTGCCGGACTAGCAGGAGTCGGGGATGCGGGTCAGATTTGGATGCTATGCACTCCAGAGATAGAACGCTATCCAATTACATTTGCAAGAGAAGCGAAACGGTTTGTCGATAGCCGTGAAGAGCCTCTGTTGTGGAACATAGTAGACTGTAGGAATACAGTACATTTAAAACTATTAAAGTTTTTAGGTTTTAAGTTCTTACGCATTGTTAAGAACGGACCATATCAATTACCATTTATAGAATTTTGCCGTGTGCGTAGATGCTAATGCAGCAGCTAGAAATGCTGCCAAACAAAGATGGATGGAGAAGGATGCTAGGTATCGCTCCGAGTCTTTAAAATTTTTTAATAGAGAAGCACAAGCTGTCAAAAATGTAGATCTAGCTGCAAGAGGTTTTAGCCGTGCTATCTCTGATGATTACACAAGAGCTATATATGCTCAAGGTCAAAGCTTCAAAGCTTTAGAGCAAGGTTACGCAGCTTACTTTGCTGACAAAAGCACTGTCAATGAAGGTGGAAGATCACGAACAGCTGGAAGAAGAAATCTTATTAAATTATTACAAGCTCGAGGTCGACTTGAAGCTGGTATAGAAAACGAATTTGGTGCTAACATGGCACGTAGATTTACAGCAAGAAAACGAGAATATCAAGTTGGACTTGCTAAAATTAGAAATACTGTTGGTGTTCGACCTGAGTATGGTGCTCCTGTATTGATGCCACCAAGCGATAGATTGAGTGGTGCGTTAAGTATTGCAAGCAGTGTTGCTAGCATATACAGTGGCTTCGGTGGTAAAAACATTCTTGAAACATTAGGGTTAGACGGATGACAGATTCAGTATCAAGATATTATGAGTCTATGGGAAGGGGCAAAGGTGCTCCTTACATAGATGAAAAATATAATTACGCCCAAACAGAACCAGACTTAACAGAAGCTGTAAACAAAAATATAGATGAACAGATTAAAGATACTCAGCAGTTCTTTAAAGATAACATCGAACTATTTAACAACTCTATAAAAGTCAGAGATCAAGCTTTTAAAGATCTAGCCAGTCTTACAAAAGACGGCATAAAAATGGTCAAGCAATATCAAAAATTTAAAGATAATCGTAACTACTTACAAAATATAGACGACAAAGCCAATGATGGCGATTACGTAACAAAGTGGAACGCTGCAAAGATTGACTTTCAAAAACAAGAAGCTGCAATAGATAAAGACTTTGAGATAGTAATAGCCGAAGCTGAAGACTCAATTAATAAAACTGGTAGCTATACTTTTGAAGGACCAGACGGTCCAGTTACAATAGAAGACAAAGACCTTGGATCTTGGAAATCATCACTATTACTATCTAAAGGACTTACAGGTTCTAATGCTGCTAAAGAAGCAAATATATTAGCCCCTGCTTTTTGGGAGATTGCGAAAAAAGATCTATTACATTCCGGAACTGGTTTACGATTTGATGAACTGACTGACCCTGATGATAAAAGAGAGTGGCTAGAAGAAGCTGCTGCTCATTTTCTTGGCTATGTTAGAGACTCTAATCCTCGAATTAGTGATGGAGATATTATAGATCACATCCTACCCAATCTAAAAAACACTATCAGTCAAGAACTTGGTGTAGATGGACTTGTACAAAATAGTGCTGCAAACAAAGAAGTAAGTGATAACACTCTGTATGGTAGAGCTACAACTATTTACGGTGTACTTAATAATAGTAAAAGTAATAATCTAGGATTTGACGCAGTATTCGATTCCAAAACTGGAATGATTAAGAACATAGCTGCTGGATATGAAGCTAAAGGTTATACACCAAAAGATGCTATGAAAGAAGCGTTAGGAGAATTTGAAGCTGCTGTCGTGTTTGCGTATGAAAACTTAGGTATGACAGAGGATGACTATTATTATCTAATGAATGAGCATAAGTTTGGACATTCAGATGGAAGAACTAATGTTAGCTTTTCTGAAATGGGAGGTATCTGGAACGAAACACAGCTATCACTTGATAAAAAACTAAGTGATATAAATATGAAACGAGACACAGTCTCT